TTGTCTACATAGTTGATTTGCCATACACCATATCGTTCATTCACTGGTACTGTAGTTTGCAGAGCATAAGGCAAGCTGTCAAAGCTGCCAGGCAGACCATTGTTGGCGCTGCCTGCACTCAATGGATCAAACGTTGAGGTGCTGTACCAGCCACCTTGGTCAACATCCACAATGGGTTGATCAAAAACTAATGTGCGACCATTGAGTTCAGTGATGCCATCGATGCCACCATAGGTAGCCAAGAAATCAGTAACTTTTATTCCATCAATTTGATTGAATTTAAGATCTGTAATCAGGTCAACATTGTAAGGACTAGTACCGCCACCTACGTTAGGTAGGCCGTAATAAAATTGTTGTGCTGTTTTGATAGGCACGTTGAAAGTGATTGTGCCAAGGTCTTCGCCGTTGTTGGTCACACCCAGTACATCACGACTGCTGATGTTTGGTGTAGCTGGGATTCGCCCGTTCACTCCCGGTGCTGTTTGGATCCAGAAGCCAGAACCAGTGCCCGATGATGCGTCAATAACATTGAATTGTCCACGCATGTTGCTTTGGTTTGCAGCAGCATAGTACAATACGTCTGGAGCATTTTGTGGTACAACAAAAGTGATCACACCCGTGACAGCACCATTGTTGGTCACGCCATTGCTGTAGATATTGGTCAGTCCAGTGGTAGGTGCTGTTTTGATGTAAAACGGATAGTCACCAGTTAGACTCAATGTAAAGGTATAGGTGTTTCCCCGTACCAGAGACACAGTGGGATTTGCAGCCAGATTTATTATATAAGCACTGGTGCCGCTGTTTCCTACTCCGTAGTTTATGGTTTGCTTTTGATTTTGAGCTACTTGGAAAGTGTAGCTGCCGCCGCGCACAAGATCAATGGTAGGATCGTTGCCCTGCACTCCAGAAAAGTTATAATAATCGTTAGAACGAGTAACTGTGAAGTTGTTGGTAGCTGGTACAGTAGAAGCAGCCACAGTTACAGCATCTGGCCCATTGGGCAACCAGAAATACTGACTGAAGTTGGTAAAGGTGTCCCAGTTAATGAACGGGTCCCAGGTATAGTATTGGCTTTCGAACAGTCGGTCTGGACGAATACTGTCGCCGCCTTCGGTGGAGATAAGACCACTGGTTAGTCCAGGACTACCAATCTGATAGGCTATGCTGTCCAGCAGGCCAGGATAAGTGATAGCATCTTGAATTTTACCTGTACCGGGTTCAAGGCTAATCACTCCAGCTTCTAACTGATAGTCAGCGCGAACACGGTTGGGCTCAATTACGTAACGATCATTGGGATTGACTCCAGGTCCCACTGTACGGCCAATAAAGCCTTGGGTCTTCTTAAATTGAGGTTCTTGTATCAACTGATCCAAGGTAGCAGCAAAAAACTGCTTGTTGATATCAGTTTGAAAAATCTCAGGTAAAAACTCTACACTTCTAATTCTTGACATTAAATTACCCCGCTACCAGGAGCTGTTCGGAGATTGGTGCTAGTCAACGCCTCAATCACATCTATATTAGTTATATCTGCTGCGTTGACGAAGATTTCGTTGGGAGCAGATCTAATCTCATACAAGTCACCAAAACTCTTTTGTGGATCCAATGGCACCAACACAACAGAACTAATGATGCTGCCCAGCTGACGGTGCAAATATGCTGCCAGTTCTGAGAAGTAGAATGTGTCGCCAAAATTCCATTTATCAATACTAAAATATTTGTTGAGTTCTGCTACTACAGAGCTTTTTATTTCGCTAGTGCTGGCGGTTGATCCTTGTGCACGAATCACTTTGATAGTGGCTCGTAGCTGTTGTGCAGCCTTGGCACCAAACAGTGGTTTGAATACCACTGAATTTAGAACCACGTTGTCTGAGATCATTTTATAATCTTGCAGGCCTTGATAGGCAGTGCTCAATTCATCAATGGTTGGCACACTGGGCTCAGTCACTGTGTTTGTAGTGTCTCTGATCCAGTTTTGATAGGCTGTATAATAGGACTGTATAACCACATAAAGATCAATGATGTTGGTAGTACCTGGATCTATTCTTGCTGTCAACGGAGAATTGTGACGATACTGGAAGTAGAGATCTTGTCGGCCATTGCGTGCAATCCAGCCTGACTGCTGAACTAATGTACGAACCCCGGCTACGTTGACACTCAGCAGCCAGAAAGTACCTTCGTTGTAGGCATAGAATACCTGTCCTGGTGACCACTCGTTTTTTGCCAACTCTATTGCATCATAGGTGTCATAGTCACTGTTGACCACACCGTCTTCTACTAGAAGATAACGTTGTAGATTGTCAAAGTCCACAGTTTGTTGTAAAAATATCAGTTTCTGATTGGGGTTGTCACTGGGGGCAACAATTTCATTAAAGAAATCTGGGTTATCAGGTACGCCATCGTTGTCTGAATCTCGATAGCTGACCAGGACTTGGAAGTCGTCAACGTAGCCATCTGATTCCACAGGTTGGCCAATGATAGTCATGTATATGTCACCTGGCAAAGGACTGGAGCTGTCAGGCTGTGTGTTCATGGCCAGCACATTCACAAAGTCCTTGATCACTGTTCCTGTGCGGCTGTCGTAGATCAGTTGATTGTCATAAAAGAAGAATCGTGTCTGTAGCACTGAACCAAAATAGTAGGCTAGGCCACGTAACGTCACTGTGTAGTTTTGATTTTCAACGTCAAATTGCACTAACCAGCTGGCATCTTGGCCAGTACCCGAAGTAGAACCAGCATTGGTCAAACTAAACTCTGCATCAATATCTAGATTTTGCTGTGTAATCAAATACCAGGATCCTATAGTACCAGTTATTGTGCCTAGCCAATCGTAGCCCAGTCCAAAGTTTCGTAACAGTTCAATTTGATCTCCAATTTCTTGTTCCAGTGTCACTGACAAATCAGTAACAAATACTGGTATCACTTCGCTGACTATAGCACCTGTGGGCACAAAATTGTTGAGTGTAACTGGGCCTTGTCCGTTGATCAAATTGCCTAGACCATTGTTATAGCCGTCGCCAATGATGGCTATGGGACTAGCCCAAATGTCCAACCGCTCATCAGGTCGGGTAGGTGTACCAGGTTGCAGTCGATTGTTTTTATCAAAGTAGTAGGGCTGCCCATTGATTGTGGGCGCAGTAAACTTGATCAGGCTTCCTATCTGCACATATTTGAAATTTGTAGTGGTGTTTGTGCCCACTGGGATCGGTGTACCTGTTGCATTCCTAAAGTAACCAGTGGTTTCGTTGGCCAGTGTGGTGCTCTGACTCCAGGTACTCAGCGCAGTAGGTGCAGTATTCAACTGTGGTCTAGGTTGAAAGTTAGCATAGTAAAACTGCTTCATGGTAGCTTCACTCAGCTGCGGTTGCACCTGATTGGTCACAAAGTCAGCAATATCATTGCGATTGATTGATGAGAACAGTATGGCGGGTAATATGTTTTGTTCCCACAGTGCACCGTCACTGGAGAATGTGTTAGTGCTGGAATATTTGCCAGTGTTGTCCACAAGATCAAGATAGCGGCTGGTACCAATACTTGAACGGTTTAGAGCCTTGCTCTTGATAATTGAGTTGTAGGCCGTGAACGGAAAGATATTATAGTCTTCGCCGTTGACCATGCGGTTTTGTGTGTAATAACGAGCAGGAGCACGTTGTTTGATAGCATCAATAGTTTCACGTGCTTGTGCATTGGTCACTGGCTGAGTAATGCCACAAGTGAATGTTACGGTCTGCAAATTTCCATTACGATCAGTGTAGCTGATAGGCAGTGACACTGCCTGCATTTCTTCTGGGTTGACAATGTATTCTAGACCATTGCTGGCTCGGGTATAACAACGGAAAATACCCACAGGAATTTCTGAAAACACACCGTCACCAAACACCAGGGTAATTTGATCATTGGTTCTACTGGTTGTAGAAAAAATTGGGCGTAGTTCTACCTGTTGTTCAGCGGCGGCAGTGTACACACTTTCTACGTAGGCCCACTCACGAGCAATGTTGCCAATGTTGTCAAGTTGAAACAACCAACGATCTTCGTCGTTGACGCCTTCTACATTGATGTTCACTGTACGGTTACTGATACGTTCAGCTAGGTTAAAGTCAGTGTTGGTCAGTGTACCTTGCTTGAACGCAAAGAAGTATCCTGTGTTGGCGCTGTCAAACCCCAGCTGATCATTACGGAACAAAATATTAAATGGAGAATTGGGCCGGGGGCTTGGTTCGTAGATGTAGTCACGATTGATAGATGTTGATGTTACAGCTTCAAAAGGCATGCTTACTCCATCTACCGTGGCTGTGTAAGGAATCACAGGCAAAAATCCTGGCAGCAAGTTAATAGCGTATTCGTCAGTGCGTACACCCAGTATAGTCTGGCGGTTGCCCGGACGACCTATGCGTTGACTGTCTACCAAGCTGGCATTGATAATGGTTGTGAACTGCTCTTGCCAGTCTGGGTTGGTTGGGTCTGCCCAGTTAACCGTGACATTGCTAAGATTTACACCGTTATAGTCTATAACATTTTCAGTGGTGCTCATGCTAAAAACTTTGAGCAGTCCTTGCGCTGCGGTATTACGTTTGGGACTGTAGCTAACAAGGTTGGCAAGTCGCACCACCGAATCTCTACGTTCAGCAGTGTCTAGGTAGTTTTCGCGAGTGTTAAGATCCGTACGGAATGCAAGGCTTTGTCCCATAAACGCAATCACGTCCAACAGTGCAATAAACTCACTGCTTTCAATGTAGTCGTTGAACGTTTCAGGATAATACAAACGTAGATAGTCTATGAAACTCTTGCGCAGAGTTTCAAAATCGTAGCTTTGGAAGTCAGCTTCACGATAGGTTTGATAGATCTGTTTCCAGTCTTCTACACCAAATATTGCCGTTTGTCTAGTGGTTTTTGCCATGCTTGTTAACCTTAAGTCACCTTGAAGTATTTATGGTGACAAAAAACGGCTCAGTTATACATAGCTGGCATTGCGTTGTTGTTGATCAAAAAAGATGCTTAGGCGTTCGGCGTTTTTAGATGGAATGACCTGTATTTGTAATTCCACCAACAGGCCGTTTTCTTGTGGATAGCACTGAAGGTCGCTGACATAAATTCTTGGATCGCCGCCCGCCACTCTTTGTATTTCTTGAATTACTTCTTGCTGTGTTTTTTGAGTCTGTGGCTCGAATAAAAAATCATAGATCGAACTGCCATATGCAGGACGCCCAGGCAGTTGTCCTTGGCGAATATTAAATGCGTTCAGTAGGTCACGCTTGATTAGATCAAAGTCTGTCAGTGTAAACTTTTTGAACTGGTTAATAGTATTGAATCCAACAAATACGGTCATGATAATATTTATGCACCAGCACCACTGACTATATCGCCTAGTGTTCTAATTGTGCGTTGACCTAACACCTGCGCTATCACTTGCAGTACTTGATCTATTCTTAAAACTAAACTTTGGATAGACAAGCGTTGCACTTCGATATCAGCTAAAAACTGTGCAGACACCGGTGTAGCTGTCAAGGCCTTGTTGGTCAGTAAAGAAAAATTGGCATTGAGATTCACCAGTTCTTTACGATACGTTTCTAACTGAGTACGGCGAACTGATGCATTAAACACTGTGATTTTTTGCTCTAGTGCCGCTGTGGTTTGGTTGCTGATACTGGTCAGCTCCTGTGTGAGTTCTGTCAGCGTCTGGACCAAGTTAGCAGGAGGTAGGGTGCCTCCGTAGCCTATTTTTGCCACTTTATCATTGCCCACAATTTGATTACAGGCAAAATTTATCACCTGCTGCTCAACAATAGTTTCAGGGTTGATTACAAAAACTTCAGTTGTTTCGTTGCGCATGGCATTGTTGGTCTTTGTAGCAGAAAAATCACAAGCAAATGCTGCGTCTCTGACAATGCGATCTGGAGCTTGCCAATTTTTAAAACCTCCAGAGCTTGCCGCGATTGCTGTTGCTGGACCAATTCGTCCAAGTACTGCAATGGATGTGGCTGCTGACGTATTTTTAACCCAGTTCACTGCCAGTGCTGGATCAATGGCGCTGAGACATGCTAGACCGGCCTGAGTTTTTGAGGGCAACTGGTCTACATCAATGCCCACTTCGGCCAGCTGATCTAGTCCTGAACTCATTAAAAATTGTTGAATTGTATCTTGCAACGATGAGTTGGACAACAACTGATTTAGATTAAATATGCCATCTTTACCTGACCAAATTTCTGTCATATTCAACACAGTAAGAGTACTGCGTGTGCCCGAAGTCATGAAAGTGGCGGTGGCGCCAGGCTTAACGTATCCTGCACGTTCCAATTGCGAAACAGTAAATGCATACTTGCCGGCTCCCAGATTGGTGGCTTCTGTGGCTTTTTGTTGCGTGAGATTTTGGCACTGCGCCAACACCCCTGTGACTTCGACACTAGATATGTTTTTTATGCCTTCTACAACAGGAGCCTGCTTGGCATAGTTTGCAATAGTTATTCCATTGGTCACACCAATCTTGGGCAGTTCTCCTAACTTGTCAGCAATAACACTTGAAAATTGTGCAATGTCTTTGGTCACTGCTGATTGAGCTGTAGTAAGGCCATTGGACAATTGAAATTCTGCTGTGATTGCTTGCCCAGGCTGTATAGCTATCAAAGCTCCTGCTGATTGCTGCTGGTTATAAATTCTTTCTGCTTGTTCTTTGGTTAGAGAGGCTGGCCCTCTTACAAAATAAGAAAGACCGTTATCTACATTACGAAAATTATATGTTGCCATGGTAGACTATGCCTTGTTAAGGATTTCTGCCCACTGAGACCCCAGCCGGCACCGACTGAGATCCTGGAGGTGTGTTACTGGCCGAAGATGCAGCCGGACTAGCAGTAGATATACCTTGATTGTGATACGGATACGGTTCGTGTGTGGGTGCTCGTGTGGCTGATGTTTTAATTGCTGCTGCTTTGACCTGCCATCCTTCGCTGGCGTTGAATTCAGTGTCATCCAGTGAAGATATCACAATTGGTGCAGGTTTGGTAACCGTGGGCGCCCATGGACCATTCAAGTCAATAGTGTCTCCTTTGAAGACCAATGCACTGGCTCCCCAGGATCCGGTGCTGGCACTTTGTATGGCCAATGTGCCGTCAGATTTGACTCGCACCGCAGTTTTTCCATACACAGTCAAGTTAGCTTCAGAACTGATGTTGATATTTTTCACTGACTCAACGTTGAAGTCATCTA